TATGAAACCACCAGCCGACCCTGCGTTGTTGCTTACAGCGCCAGCAGCTTGGTGCCGGTCACATCAAGCCTGCGCGAGATGTACGGCGCAATTCAGGACATCGTTATCGTGGCAGACCATGACAAACACGGCGTGGGCCAGCGCTACGCAGACCAGGCCAGCGCAAAGTTTGGAGCCAGGGTGATCATCCCACCCATCGAGGGCATGGACGCCAACGACTACGTGCAGGCAGGACACAATCTCTCAGCCCTGCTGGTGCAGCAAACCGGCACAACCGTGATGGACAAGCTGCAGGTGGTGTTCGGTGACCAGCTCGGCAACGACTACGAGGCACCAGACGAGCTGGTCGAAGGCCTTATGACCATCGGCAGCTCGGTGGTGGTGTACGGCGACAGCAACTCAGGCAAAACATTCTGGGCGCTCTCAGTGGCCACGGCCATTGCCACCGGCTCGGACTGCTACGGACGCAAGACCGACCCCGGCCTGGTGGTGTATCTGGCCAGCGAAGCCCCGGCCAGCATCCGGTCGCGCATGCAGGCCATCAAGAAGTTCCACGGCTGCAGCCTGGAGAACTTGGCGATGGTGCCGGTCCCGATGAACTTTTACTCAGGTGCCCAGGACGCACACGACGTGATCGAGATGGTCAGGGCCATCGAGAAGATCAAGGGCAAGCCGGTGCGCCTGATCATCGGCGACACGCTGGCCAGGATGAGCGCAGGAGCTAACGAAAACAGCGGCGAGGACATGGGTCCAGTCATGGCCAGATTCGACCAGGTGGCCACCGCCACGGGCGCGGCCATGATGATCATCCACCACAACGGCAAAGACGCTGCCCGAGGCGCTCGGGGCTGGTCCGGCATCCGTGCCCACATCGACACCGAGATCGAGGTCACAGAAAAAGAAGGCACCCGGTCGGTCTCCGTCACCAAGCAGCGCGAACTGCCCAGCAAAGGTGAGACGATTTACTTCCGGCTGGAGGTCGTCGAGATGGGCACATCCAAGTTCGGCGGCGCAGCCACCACCTGCGTGGCCATTCCAGATGATGATGCAAATGCCACGAAACCCCACAAAAAACCTACAAAGCACGATGAGAACGTGCGCACAGTCGAGCGCGCCTGGTGGGCATCAGGTGCCGAAGAGCGCGAGGGTTTTCCCTACGTCAGCAGGTCGGCGCTGCGTGAGCTGCTGGTCAAAGATGGCGCGACCGAGCGCACCGCAAAGAACAAAACCGAGGCATCCAGACCGGATGGAATCATCTCGCAAATGCTCAACGCAGGCGCTTTGCAATCGACCGAACACGGCTGGATTTTCATCAACAAGGCTCAGGCAAGTGCCATGCTGATGCAAAAAAATGGGGGACAAAATCGCCCCTAAATGCCCCTGAGTGCCCCTAGGGGTTTTTAGGGGTTAGGGGCAAAAGCCCGTTAAATCGCCCCTCCCCGCCCCTAAAACCTATAGGTTAGGGGCGGTAGGGGCAACGGGATGCGGAAAATCAGGGACAAAGTTATCCACAGGAAAGTGAGCAGGTACTAACATGAGTGAAGCGACAAACATCAACGAAATGCTGGCAGGACGCCAGGCTAGATACGGCAGCTTTCAGGGCCATGCCGAAATCAGCCAGCATTTAAAGGACGCCATACGTCGTCTGGAAAAATGGGACTCGCTGGCCGATGACCAAAGGGAATCACTGGACATGATCTCCCACAAAATCGCACGAATCATGAACGGCGATCCGAACTATGCCGACAACTGGATCGACATCGCAGGCTACGCCACCCTGGTGGCCAACCGGCTCGAAAAGATGGAGAATGCAGCATGACCACGAAAACCCACGATTTAAAAGCATCCATCGAGTACATCTCGGTCGACAAGCTCGTTCCCTACGCACGCAACAGCCGCACGCACAGCGACGCACAGGTGGCTCAGATCGCTGCATCGATCAAGGAATTTGGCTTCACCAATCCAGTGCTGATTGATGGGGGGGGGGGGATCATTGCAGGACATGGTCGAGTCATGGCGGCACGCAGCATGAAAATTGACACAGTCCCGTGCATCCGACTTGGCCATCTGACCGATGCACAGAAAAAGGCCTACGTGATCGCAGACAACAAGCTGGCGCTGAATGCTGGGTGGAACGAGCAAATGCTTGGTCTTGAACTGGCAGATCTGCAAGGCCTTGGCTTTGACTTGGAGATCACAGGATTCAGCAAAGACGAGCTGGCCTCCATCATGGCGCCAGAGCCGACCGAAGGCCTGACAGACGAAGACGAAGTCCCAGGCATCCCAGAGCAGCCGAAAAGCCAGCGTGGCGATGTCTGGCTGCTGGGCGAGCACCGGCTCATGTGTGGCGACAGCACGCAAGCAGATGATCTGGCCAAACTCATGGATGGCGACAAAGCCGACCTCGTCTGGACTGATCCACCCTACAACGTGGCGGTCGATGGCAAAGCAGGCAAGATCATGAACGACGACATGAGCAGGTCAGAATTCAGAAAGTTCCTGCAAGCGGTCTATGCCAGGTACTTCGAGAACATGCGCGAAGGCGCGGTGATCTACGTGGCCCACGGTGAATCCGAACGCTCAGCCTTCTCAGACTGCCTGGTTGAAGCAGGCCTGAAACTCTCCGAAGTCCTGATTTGGGTGAAGCAAAGCGGCACGCTCTCACGCCAAGACTTCAACTGGAAACACGAACCCATCCTCTACGGATGGAAGGAAGGCAAAGGCCACCACTTTTGCGGTGACTTCACTCTGACCACGGTGATCGATGACGATCTGGACATCGACAAGATGAAGAAGGACGAGCTGGTGGCCATGCTCAAGCAGATCAAAGATCAGATGCCAACCACCATCGTGCGCCACGACAGGCCAACCAAGAGCGACCTGCACCCGACCATGAAGCCCGTCAGCCTGGTGCAACGCATGGTGGAATGGTCAAGCATGGACGGATGGATCGTCCTCGACCTGTTCGGAGGCAGCGGCAGCACAATGATCGCCTGCCAGAAAGCAAACCGTCGATCACGCCTGATGGAACTTGACCCGAAGTTCTGCGACGTCATCATCAAACGCTGGCAGGACTTCACAGGCAAAATCGCAACACACGCAGAAACCGGCAAACCTTTCGCGGAGGTTCACAATGACAGCAAAAACTGAAAAACCAACTCTAAAAAGCAAAAAGACAAAGATCGTGCCAGGTAAAAACGGCGGCGCTCGTGAGGGCGCAGGTCGACCAGCCTTCGAGCCGACCGATGCCGAGCGCAAGCAGGTCGAGGCGCTGTCCGGCTACGGACTGCCCATCGAGCAGATCGGCGCACTGGTGCGCAACGGCATCCATGTCGACACGCTGCGCGCACACTTCAGCTCCGAGCTGGTGTCCGGCAAGTCCAAGGCCAATGCACAGGTAGGGAAAACCCTATTCCAGAAAGTCATGGCAGGCGACACGACTGCAGCCATCTGGTGGAGCAAGACCCAGATGCGATGGGCAGAAACCCAAAAGCATGAGCTGACCGGCGCTGACGGCACACCTCTGGAGTTCACCAAGATCGAGCGAGTGGTCATCCGTGGCAAAGCAAACGCTCAAGATTGAGACCCCAGAGTGGGCGCTGCCCATGCTGGAGCCTGCGCGCTACAAGGGCGCACACGGTGGCCGTGGCTCGGGCAAGTCCCACGCCTTTGCCGAGATGATGATCGAGGCCCACATCCTCGACCAGACCAGCCGCAGCGTCTGCGTGCGCGAGGTCCAGAAATCACTGGCCCAGTCCGTCAAGCGCCTGCTTGAACTCAAGATCGAGCAGATGAATGCCGGTGCCTACTTCGAGGTGCAAGAAGCCGTCATCAAGTCCAAGAAGGGCGACGGCCTGATCATCTTCCAAGGCATGCAGAACCACACGGCAGATTCCATAAAAAGTCTTGAAGGCTACGACCGTGCCTGGTGCGAGGAGGCACAAAGCCTGTCGCAGCGCAGCCTGGACCTGCTGCGGCCAACCATCCGCAAGCCCGGCTCCGAGCTGTGGTTCACGTGGAACCCCAACCAGGCCAGCGACCCGGTCGACTTCCTGCTGCGCGGTGACCAGCCGCCACCCGACGCTGTGGTGGTCGAGGTCAACTACAGCAACAACCCCTGGTTCCCCGACGTGCTGCGCTTCGAGATGGAGTACGACCTGTCCCGAGACCCGGACAAGTACGCTCACGTCTGGCGCGGTGCCTACCTGCAAAACAGCAGCGCTCGCGTCTTTCGAAACTGGCGCGTCGAGGAGTTCGACACGCCACCGGAAGCCATCCACCGGCTCGGTGCAGACTGGGGCTTCGCGTCTGACCCGACCGTGCTGGTGCGCTGCCACATCATTGGCCGCACGCTCTACATCGACGAGGAAGCCTACATGGTCGGCTGCGAGATCATCAACACACCCGACCTGTTCATGACCGTGCCCGAGGCCGAGAAGTGGCCCATCGTGGCCGACAGCTCCCGGCCCGAGACGATCAGCCACATGCGCAAGCACGGCTTCCCCAAGATCATGGGCGCGGTCAAAGGTGCCAAGTCCGTCGAGGAGGGCGTCGAGTGGCTCAAGTCCTACGACATCGTGGTGCACCCACGCTGCACGCACACCATCGACGAGCTGACCTTCTACAGCTACAAGACCGATCCGCTGACCGGCAAGGTGCTGCCGGTGCTCCAGGACAAGAAGAATCACGTCATCGATGCGCTGCGATATGCTTGCGAGGGCGTGCGCAGGGCGGTACCCGTTACACGGTCCATAAACTTCACGCCATTGCCAGTGAACAGTAAATGGTGAGAAAATACTTGAAACGAGGGCGAAAATATGGCACGCATTTCAAAAGAGCAATTCCTAAGCACCCTGCACGATGATGCGCTAAAGCAATTTAACGACATCCAGACTGCCCTGCGCGACGAGCGCCTGCAGTGCCTGCAAGACCGGCGCTTCTACAGCCTGTGCGGTGCGCAGTGGGAAGGGCCACTCTGGGACCAGTACGAGAACAAGCCCAAGTTCGAGGTCAACAAAATCATGCTGTCGGTGATTCGCATCGTCAACGAGTACCGCAACAACCGCATCACCGTGGACTACGTCAGCAAGGACGGCGAGAACGACAAGCTGGCCGATACCTGCGACGGCCTGTACCGTGCCGATGAGCAGGACAGCGTGGCCGACGAGGCCTATGACAACGCCTTCGAGGAGGCAGTGGGCGGCGGCTTTGGTGCCTGGCGTCTGCGCACCGTCTACGAAGACGATGAGGACGAGGAAAACGAGTATCAGCGCATCCGCATGGAGCCGATCTTCGACGCCGACAGCTCGGTGTTCTTTGACCTCAACAGCAAGCGCCAGGACAAGTCGGACGCCAAGTCCTGCTTCGTGGTCACCTCGATGACCAGGGCCAGCTACAAAGAGGAATGGGGCGACGACCCGACCGACTGGCCCAAGATCATCCACCAGTACGAGTTCGACTGGGCCACGCCTGACGTGGTGTTCATCGCTGAATACTACAAGGTCGAGGAGGTCAACGAGACCATCCGCATCTTCCGAGCCATCGACGGCACCGAGGAGCGCTACCGCCAGATCGACTTCGACAAGGACGAGAACCTCGAAGAAACCCTGAACGCCATCGGCAGCCGCGAAGTGCGGCGACGCAAGATCAAGCGCAAGCGCGTGCACAAGTACATCATGTCCGGCGGCAAGGTGCTCGAAGATGCAGGCTACATTGCAGGCAACTGCATCCCCATCGTGCCGGTCTACGGCAAGCGCTGGTTCGTGGACAACATCGAGCGCTGCATGGGTCACGTGCGCCTGGCCAAGGATGCACAGCGCCTGAAGAACATGCAGCTCAGCAAGCTGGGTGAGATCAGCGCGCTGTCCAGCGTCGAGAAACCCATTCTCACGCCTGAGCAGGTCTCCGGACACCAGCTCATGTGGGCAGACGACAACCTGCGCAACTACCCTTACCTGCTGGTGAACCCGATCACGGCACCCGACGGCAGCCAGACCGTCAGCGGCCCGGTGGCCTACACCCGCAGCGCACAGATACCGCCAGCGATGGCAGCCCTGCTGCAGATCACCGAGCAGGACATGCAGGACATCTTGGGCAGCTCGCAGCAGGCCGACAAGATGGTGAGCAACATCTCCGGCAAGGCCGTCGAGATGATCCAGACCCGCGTGGACATGCAGACCTACATCTACATGAGCAACTTTGCCAAGGGCATGAAGCGCTGCGGCGA